AGCAGGGTGCAAACACAAGACAGATGGCAGATATGCAACAGATGTTTAGCCTGCAGAGTGCTTTACAGAATTGTTGTTGCGAAAATAGGCTTGCTACTGCAAACCTTAATTCTACTATCATTAGTGAGAATTGCGCCGACAGACAGACTATCAATGAAGGTGTACAGGCTATTCTTACTAATCAGAGTACTAATACCCAGAAGATTCTTGACCAGATGTGCAATGATAAGATTGATGCCAAAAATGAGAAAATACTTGAACTCCAGAACGCTCTCAATATGGCAACGCTTCGTGAAAGTCAGACCGCACAGAACGCATTTATTCAGCAGGGATTTTCTAATGAAGTTGACCAGTTGTACAACAGACTTTCTAATTGTCCTGTTCCGTCAACTCCGGTCTATGGCAGAACACCTATCTTCACTTGCAACAATGGTGGATGCGGTTGTGGCGTAGCATAAGGAGGGTAAACAATGGCGGCAGAATATTTAGCAAATGCAATACAGGAAGTTGCTCTCAATGGACCTGTAATATTTAGTGCTTCTATTCCTTGTACTCGTGGATATATTTATCACGAGGACGAAACAGGAGTTTTTATTCTGCGTGGTGTAACCAACCAGTGCTTCGCAACATATCAGGTAACATTTAATGGGAATATTGCGGTACCTGAAGGTGGTACCGTAACTCCCATAGCAATAGCCATCACCGTTAATGGTGAACCTCGTCTTACAAGCCGGGCGATTTATACGCCTGCTGCCGCAGATGATTATGGTAATGTTACCAGTACAGCAATCATAAAGGTGCCTAGAGGGTGTTGTTTCTCACTTTCAGTAGATGCCGTACCGGCAACAACAGACCCGACAGTAACACCTGCACCGGTTATCAATGTGCAGAACGCAAACTTTACCGTATCGAGAATAGCATAGAAAGGAGATAGATTATGCACAAAATACAGATGTATGAAAACCTCCGGGATATGCTTGAACGAGAGGTTAAAGACATTGAGAAGAAGGGTGACCTCGATGTCCAGTCATTAGACAATCTTTACAAACTGATGGCTGCAATAAAGAACACCGACAAATGTATAGACTACATGAAGGCAGAAGAAGGCGGTATGAGTAATGGTATGTCTAATGCTTATCGCCGTAGTTATGATAACAGAAGTTATGACGGCATGAGTAACAGAATGATGCCTGACTGGTCTTACGATATGTCAAATGACGGTATGTCAAATGACGGTATGAGCAATGCTCGCCGCGGTCGTGATGGTGATAGTGATGGACGTTACAATGAAAGTAGGGATAACTTTCGTAATAGTCAGGATAGAGGACAATCCTACGAAAACTCTTACGGGTACAGTAGGGACGCCTCAAAGAAAAAGATGGTACAGAAGTTAGAAACTCTTATGGATGATACAATGTCAGAGCATGAACGTCAGGCTATCATGGACTGCATCAATAAAATTAAATAATGATATGAGGGCGTATCTCTATACGCCCTCTTTTGAAGGAGAAAGTATGGACGTAAAAGACATTAACAGAACTATATCAGAATTAGAGCAGGATAGTACAACATTTGAGAATTGTGAAAAATTGGCACATCTATATATAGTCCGTGACAATTTTTATCAGTATGAAGCAGAAGATATATTACCACAATATCTGAAATATATGGATATTAAGAAACGATATCAATTGGGTGAAGTATCTGAAAAACTTGTGGAAAAGCAGATGAAATTAGTATGTAAGGAAGTATCAGAATTTCTACATCAACTTTATTCCAGTACAGACTTACCAGAAGAAAGAGAGATATTCAAAAGTATGGTAATTGGTTTACAAAACATTTAATATGTTGTATGATATTATCATAAAAGGAGGTATAAAATATGAATCCAGAACTAATTTCAGAACTTACAAAGGCAATTCTTTCCGTAGTTTTAATTCTTATTTCCGCATATGTTATTCCTTGGTTAAAGAATAAGATAGGCGAAGATAAGTATTTAACACTTGTTGATTTTGCAGAGATAGTTGTTAGGTCAGCAGAGAAGATATACACGCCAGAAGAATGGGAAAAGAAGAAATTGTACGCAGTAGACCTTGTAGTTGCAAAAGCAAAAGAAATAGGTCTTAATTTAAGTACAGAAGAAATCAACGCCATTATTGAAGGCGCAGTACAAGCAGTAAAGGGGTAATATATGGCATATACAGATAAGTCATTTTTTGAAAAAATAAAACCTATGGTTATCAAAGACATGAAAGACACAGGTATTCTTGCATCATTAACTGCCGCACAGGCTTTTATAGAAAGTAATAAAGGAAATAGTGGGCTTACACAAAAAGCAAACAATCTTTTTGGTGTTAAGGGAGAGTATAATGGTCAATCAGTAACAATGCCAACTACTGAATATTATAATGGTGTTAAGTGCAAAGTGAACGCTAAATTCAGAAAATATCCTAGTTGGCAAGAAAGTATAAACGACCATTCAGCAATGTTCAATCGCATGGCAAGATATAAAAATCTTCGTGGTTGTAAAGATTATAGACAGGCTTGCATAAATGTAAAGAATGATGGATATGCTACCTCACCAACATATACTCAAACCCTTATAAACACTATTGAAAAATATCATTTATACGATTGGGATAAAGAAGTTTTAGGACCTAAATACACAATAGATGTAAATAAACCGAGTACAATAAATGACACACCAACATTGAAAAAAGGTGATAAGAACGCATATGTACTTAATTGGCAAAAATTCTTAAACGCAAACTTTTATCCTTGTGGTAAAGAAGATGGAATATTTGGACCAAATACAGAAGAAGCAGTTAAACAATGGCAACTAGTACATGGACTTAAAGCAGATGGAATTATAGGACCAGAAACATGGAAATCTATAGGAGTATAATGATGGTAGAAAATCTAGCAACAGAGATACTGCACGAAATAAAGTTGGAATCCAAAAGAAATTTTATAATGTTAATCATAGCAATCATTTTACTTTTTGCCAGTAATATTGCTTGGTTATATGCGTGGAATTTACCGGATAGGCAGACAACGGAATCCTACGAATTAGATGGTCAAGATGATGCGAATGTAGTTTACAATAGTCAAGGTGAGGTACAAATAGATGGGCAGAATTAAAGTAAAGAAAACAGTTGTATCAAGAGCCAATAGTAGACCAGGCAGACGTAAAAAGAAAAGGAAATGATAATATCAGATTTTACAACACCTGAACTTTTATACTTTGAGGAAAATTGCAACTTTACTGAATATGAGTATGCGGTATTCGATTTGAGAAGTCAAGATAAATCTTTAGAATTTATAGCAGATTTCCTTGATATTTCTATTGACAGAGTTAAGAAGTTAAGCCGCAAAGTCAATAAAAAGATATTACGTGTACTATAAGCACTTTTTAAGCACTTATTGTAAAAGATAAGTGCTTATTTTTATGTTAAATTTTTATGTTAGAAAGAGGTAAAAAATAATGGATATGGATAAATTTTTTAAACTTATTACTACAGATGATAGTATTTCAGACATTCCACTAATATATGTGTTACGTGTCGCAACAGTAGTATTTGAAATTATTGGTTCGGGTGAATGTAAGTACGAACTCGAAGATATATGAATAAAGAAGTCAATCTGTCTTTACAGGTTGATTTTTTATGTCTTGACAAGATTATACTATTGATGTATAATGTTCGCAGAACAAAAAACATTTACACGGAGAACACTATGATAACTATTGACATTAGAAAATCAGATAGAGCAAACGGTGACTATTCAATGTTCATATCATTTCCATATGATACACGCATCATTGATATTATCAGAAGTTTCCCAACAAAGTATTGGTCACCAGACAATAAAGAATGGGAAGTACCTTCATTAAAACTTAATGAGATGAAAAATAAATTGGCAGAGTTTAAAGTTACTGTATCTGGTGAAGAACTTCTCGAAAGAAAAGAAATAGAAGCACCTAAAGACTTTGAGTTTAAGACAAAGCCATTTGAGCATCAGATTATAGGATTTAACTTTGGACTGAATCATCAGAATTGGTTGCTTGGTGATGAGCAAGGTCTTGGTAAGACAAAGCAAGTTATTGATATAGCGATAGCCAAGAGATTGATGTATGGTTATAAGCATTGTTTGATAGTATGTGGTGTTAATGGACTTAAATGGAACTGGCGAGAAGAAATAAAGACACATTCTAATGAAGAAAGTTTTATTTTAGGCCAAAGATTAAAGAAGGGTAAAATAGTAATAGGCTCTACACAAGATAAGATACATGATTTAGATATGCTCATAACTTCGCCAGAGACGATTTCAGAGTATTTTCTTATAACTAATGTAGAATCATTGCGTAATGATGAAATAGTCGCTAAAATAAGCGAATTATGCAAGAATAAGAGTATAGGATTGATAGCGGCTGATGAAGTACATAAGATGAAGAACCCGACAAGTCAGCAAGGCAAAGGTTTCTTAAAGTTAAATTCAGAATGTAAGATTGCTATGACAGGTACTCCTCTTATGAACACACCACTTGATTTATATATTATATTGAAGTGGCTGGGTTATGAGAAACATTCTTTCTACGCCTTTAGAAATCATCATTGCATCATGGGTGGTTTTGGTGGCTATGAGATTGTTGGCTATAAAAATATGTCAGAACTTCAGGAGCAACTTGATACAATCATGTTACGGCGATTAAAGGAAGAAGTATTAGACTTACCAGAAAAGACATATGTGGATGAATATGTTGAAATGAAAGGTAAGCAAGAACAGATATATAAAGAAGTAACAATGGAGATAAAAGCAAATATAGACCAGATTTCTATTGCACCTAATCCACTTGCAGAACTTATCAGAATGAGGCAAGCAACAGGATATACAGGTATACTTTCTTCTTCTATTAAAGAGAGTGCAAAGTTAGATAGAATGGAAGAACTTGTGGCAGATGCAGTAGAGAATGGCAAAAAAGTCGTTATATTCAGCAACTGGACACAAATGACAGATGTAATTATGGATAGATTATCTGTAAAAGGATATGAGCCAGTTATAATAACAGGTCAGACACCAGATACATCAAGACAAGCCTACATAAATTATTTTCAGAATGAGGATAAATGTAAAGTGATGATTGGCACAATAGGAGCATTAGGTACAGGTGTAACATTAACTGCCGGTACAGTAGAGATATTTGTTGATGAGCCTTGGAATAAAGCATTAAAGAACCAAGCAGAAGATAGATGTCATAGAATAGGTCAGAATAGTAATGTAACTATATACACGCTTCTTACCAAGAATACAATAGATGAACGTATTCATGAATTGGTAGAAAGAAAAGGAGCCTTGAGTGATGCCATTGTAGATGGCAAAATCACTGGCAATAAAGCAGAACTCTTGGAGTTCTTATTATCATAGAAAGGAGGTCATCTAAATGGCTGAAAGAACCAAATTACTCACAATAGAAGAGGTAGCCGTTTCTGTTGGTGTATCTACACAGACATTAAACATTTGGTATCGTTGGGCTAAACAGAATCCCAATCATGACAGAGCAAAGATGCTACCAGTACCTATTCAGGCTAAACCTCGACAGACGAGATTTTGGGAACCTCAGGACGTTATGAAACTTATAGAATTTAAGAACACGGTAAAAACAGGAAGAGATGGAATTATGGGAAGTGTAACACAAAAATATTGTAAAAAGGAGAAATAATATGGTAACTTTAGATAATTTAATACCAGTATATTATGATGATAAGCAGAATCTGGATTTTTACAAAAAACAATGTGATGCCGGAAATGCAAAAATAAAAGAGTTGATGGCAGAACAGAAGATAACAGATTTTGAAGTTGATGGCATTACTGCAAAGTACATCATTCAGAAAAAAGAGAGTATGGACGAAGATAAACTTTTAATACTCTTAAAAGAGCGTGGTTATGAGAATATGATACGCACAAAAGAGTATGTAGATATGGATGCTCTTGAAGATGCTTTGTACCACGATACTATTGATAAAGATACGATAGTTGAAATGGATAAGTGCAGAAGTGTTAAGGAAGTAATTCAGTTAAGAGTATCAAAGAAGAAGGAGAAGAAGGAATGATGACATTATTAGTAACATGGCCAGGTGTTATAGTTGGTATTGTTAGTACAATTTTTATCGAAGCAATTGGTTTAATTATCTACGCAATAGTTAATGGAGGAAATAAGAAATGAGAGAAAGTAAGGCTATACCTGTAACGATTAAGGCTACAAGTAGAGTAGCACTCAAAATCAAAGACAATTTTTATACCGTCGAGTTTACAGAAGAACGAGCATTACCCGATGAAGAAGTGGATATGGAGTTTGAAAGGTCAGCACTTTGGGATGATGTAAATAAGTGTGTAGATGACCAGTGTGAAGAAATACTCAAAACTTTTCGTTAACCTGTTGAAATACTATATATAATATGATAGTATTGTAGTACAAAGTTTTTATGTTTTTATGTTTTTATGTTTTCTTTTCAAAGTATGCCCCCTTTCGAGGCATAGTTGGTTGATAATGACGGTATCAATCAATGATAACTGAATATCGACCAACGAATAAGTATGAAACTCTCACCGAGATAGCCGTCATCTATCGAAGTGAGAGTTTTCACATCTAAACAGGAGTAAGGCATGAAAGATAGAGATTTCAAAGGTGTATGGATCCCAAAAGAGATATGGAATATGAATATGCAGTTATCAGATAAATTATATCTTGGTATTTATAAAACTACTAATGATATAAATGAAACTGATAAAATTATGGGATATACAATGTCAAAATCTTCAATCTTACGAATTAAACAAAGACTTGCAGATTTAGGCTATATAAAATATATTGATGACCCAGAACAGGCAAAGCAATTTGTAATAGATATGTTAGATGAAGGAGATACTTGTGATTGGTGTGGAAGAAAAAATTATGTATTGCACGAACATCATTATCCTGTATCAAAATCTAAAGGTGGTGTTGATACTGTAAGAATATGTCCTAACTGTCACGCAAACTTTCATTATGTATTTAAGGAGGATAACAATGCAAGATAAAAGTTATGTAACTATACAAGGATGGATGCGTACAGAATTAGATTTACGAGGTAATGATTTACTTGTATATGCTATAATATATGGTTTTAGTCAAACAGATAATCAGAGATTTACAGGTAGTTTACAGTATCTTGCAGATTGGTGCGGTGCTACAAAACAAGGTATAATGAAAAATTTAACTAATTTATTAGATAGGGGGTTAATAGAAAAGACAGAGAAGTATATAAATAATGTAAAGTTAGTTGAATACTATACAACTATGTTTAATACCCCCATTAAACATAGTTTAATTAATAATAATAGTATAGATAATATAGAAAATAAGGATATTATTACTATAAATAGTAATAATACCGAATTTCTGGGAAAGATAAAATCTACCAAGCGAAAATCTCTTTACGATAAATGCTATGACCAGATATTAGAATTTACAAATAATGTTGGTCTTATAGATGCACTTACAGAATACCTCAAAATAAGATTACAGATGAAAGATAAGCCTTTATATGAAGGTACATGGAAAGGTATGCTAAAGAAGTTAGATAAAATGGATAATCAGATAGATGTAGTAAATACCTCTATTGAAAGAGGCTGGGCTTCATTCTTTGAACAAAAGTCTTATAGTAAGGGTAAAGAGAAGTTTGGCGAAGATGATAATATAAAATCTGTGAAAGGAGAATTTGATAGTAGTGGAGAGACGTTCTGATTGTTGGTATCGTTATGTCTGTCAAGAGCCATGCACTAATTCATGTGTGCGGTATTTAGAAATGTCAGAATTGATGGACACAAGTAATATACCCAAAGCAAAACAAATACCTCAAAGTCTTACTGCACCTAAATGCGATAAAGATGCTTTCATACAACTTGCAGGTATAAAGTCGAATATAGTAGAGTTTGTAGAGTGTGGTGAAAATCTTTATATAGCCAGTAGAATAACTGGTAATGGTAAGACTTCATGGGCCATAAAACTTATGTTGAAGTATTTTGATGAGATATGGGCTGGTAATGGGTTTAGAACTAGAGGTATCTTCATTCATGTGCCGACATTTTTGTTGAAATGTAAAGACTTCAATAATAAGGACGAAGCATTTGAGGAAATAAGAAATAAATTATCAACCGTAGATTTAGTAATATGGGATGATATAGCAAGTACAGATGTAAGTGCCTATGACTATTCACAACTTCTTATGTATATAGACAACAGACTATTTAATGGCTTGTCAAATATATTCACCGGCAATTATGATGATAGAGCAAGCCTTGAGAAAAGATTGGGTATGAAGTTAGCAAGTAGAATATGGTCAGATACTACACAAGTAGTAGTGTTTAAAGGTGGTGATATGCGTTGATCCAATTACAGGTGTTATCAAAAATCATACAATCTGGTAGTAATGAGATAGTAGAAGATAACCTACTTGATGAGAGTTATTTCCCAGGTTATGAGGAAGAATTTAACTTCATTCAGAATCATGTAAAAGAATATGGAAATGTACCTGATAAAGCAACATTTTTAGATAAGTTTGATATAGAGTTAGTAGAGGTAACAGAAACAGACCGATATTTAGTGTCGGCGTTAAGAGAAGAAAATACATATTATCGAGCAGTACCTATTCTACAAAAGAGTGCAGAGTTATTAAAGGGTGATGCTAATGATGCCGTAGAATATCTTCTCAATGCTATAAAGCAGATACAACCTAATTATGATTTGGGTGGCACAAATATAATAGCAGATGCACAAGAACGATATGACCAGTATATAGAACGTAAAGAGCATCAAGAAGAATGGTATTTTACATCAGGTTTTCAAGAACTTGATGAGATAGTACATGGCATACAGAGAGAAGAGGAACTGTTCGTAATATTTGCACGAACTAATCAAGGTAAATCTTGGGTGCTAGAGAAGATATGTACACACGTATGGAATTTAGGGTTTAATGTGGGTTATATAAGTCCAGAGATGAGTGCAAGCAGTATAGGTTATAGATTTGATACCTTGTTCAAGAACTTTAGTAATAAAGCCTTGATGTGGGGTAAAGAAGATGTAAAGAATTATGAGGACTATATAAAAGACTTGGCAGATAATGAGCATAAGTTTATAGTATCTACACCTCACGATTTTAACAGGAAGATAACAGTATCAAAATTAAAGAATTGGATATTGCAGTATAAGTTAGACCTGATAGCAGTAGATGGTATAACTTATCTTACAGATGAGAGATATAAACGTGGCGATACAAAGACAACCATGCTTACAAATATAAGTGAAGATTTGATGTCATTGTCAATGGAACTTCATGTGCCTGTACTTGTAGTAGTGCAAGCAAATAGAACAGGTGTAGTAGATAAAGAAACAGACGGCACACCTGATTTAGAGAGTATCAGAGATAGTGATGGTATATCTCATAATGCTAGTAAAGTATTATCTATACGACAAAAAGAAGGCATATTGCAGATAGGTATAAAGAAGCAGAGATTTGGTGAAGTAGGTGGTAAACTGAATTATGCATGGGATATAGATTGTGGAACCTTCGTTTGGATACCAAGTCGTGATGATGCAGTAGATGAGACCAAGAGAGAAAATAAGATTGTTGATATTAGAAGTAAATTTCAGGATAAAGAGGACCTGTTTTGAAGATTAACGATATTGAATTTAATGCAGATTTATGGGACATATTAACAGAGTTACAAAGTCAATTAAGACTAAACGGTATAAATTTGCTTGGTGATATGAAACCGAGTGGTCATAATATTATGTTGTGTTGTCCATATCATAATGAACGTAGACCTAGTGCCGGTGTAGATATGAGAACTGGTATGTTTCATTGTTTTAGTGGTGAAACTAAAGTTATTACTTATGAGTATGGCGCTATTGAGATGAAAAGTATTCAAGAATTACCAGTTCATATATTGAATGGTAATGGTGAGTGGGAAAGAGTTGTATTTCATAATTATGGTAAGCAACAACTTATGAAATTAACTTTATCTTGTAACACTAAAGAGAAAATTTTGTACACAACCGCAGAACATAGATGGATATTGAATAATTATCATAATGATGTTTGCCTAACAAAAGATTTGAAAATAGGAATGTATTTACAAAAAAGTATTCCTGTAAAACTTCCTGATAATATAGAACTTGATCCGAATGGCATTATTCATGGATTTTGTTATGGGGATGGTAATAATTATGGCCACAACAAAGATAAAACTATTTGGTATCATAGATGTTATTTCTATAATGATATAGATTTTGCATTACAACCATATTTTGAAAAAATTGGTGCAAAGTTTTATGAAGGCTTTGCTGGTAATGGTAGACAATATCGTTATGCATTATTTAAGGCTGATAAAAACTATAAAGAAGTTCCTTCAGTTACCGAGACTATAAATTATCTATTAGGTTTTGTAGCTGGATATTTTGTTGCAGACGGTAATTGTTATAAAAATAAACTTACTATATACTCTCATAAGTATGATGATTTATATAGGATACAACAAATATTTACAAGACTTGGTATAATGTCAACAGAAATAGGTGTATCTAATATAAAATCGGGTAAGCGAGGTTGTATAGTCGTAAAGCAAGATACACATGGATATACATTAAGATTAGTTAGAAATACTATTCCAGATAGTTTTTTTATAACTGACAAAGGTAAAAATTCCTATCAGAGATATAATGGAAGAAATAGTTATAAGGTAATATCTGTTGAACATACAGATAGGTTTGAAGATGTATATTGTTGTCAAACTTCCACACATTCATTTACATTAGAGCATTTTATATTGACTGGTAATTGCTTCGCCTGTCAAGAAGTAAGAACATTAGAAGAACTCATAGCACATTGTTTTGGACATGGTGATGATATGAAATTTGGGTGGAATTGGTTGCTCAAAAACTTCTTAACAATATCAGTAGAAGAAAGAAAAGATATACCTCTTGATTTAGACAGAAAAGCGTTGTATAATGTTACTACAAGTTACATATCAGAAGAAGAACTTGATACATACAGATATACACATCCATATATGTATCAGAGAGGACTCACAGATGAAGTTATCGAAATTTTTGACATCGGTTATGATAGTAATAGCGATTGTATTACTTTTCCCGTTCGTGATGTTAGCGGCAATACACTCTTTGTTGCACGTAGGAGTGTTAAGACAAAATACTTTAATTACCCTAAAGATGCGATAAAGCCATTGTACGGATTATACGAATTATCTGAACTTGCCAAGATACATCATGGACATTTTGAGAGAGAAGTAATAATATGTGAAAGTATGTTAGATGCCTTATCATTCTGGACAGTTGGGAAATATGCAGTAGCACTCAATGGTCTCGGCAATGAATTACAATTTAAGCAGTTAAGAGATTTACCTTGTAGAGAATTGATATTGTGTACAGATATGGATGATAAAGGTCTAGCGGCTAGAGAAAAGATAAGAAAGAAGGTGACAAACAAACTCATAACAGAATATATCTTACCAAAAGGTAGAAAAGATGCAAACGAATGTACAAAAGATGAATTAAGACAATTAAAGAAAGTATTTTGAGGAAAGGAGAGAATATGAGCAAGGGGTATAAAGTAGGGGTATTTATGACAATAGTTGGATATATCGGCATTGC